CGCCAATTAATTCGAGAAGCCCTCGAAGAAGCCCTTAAACATCACAACGTGGAGGAAAGCCGATGACCTACTATCATCAAGCCGCAGTACAAACTTACGATCAGGCTAAACGCCTGTACGGTACATGCCGTTTCCCTGACAAGGGCAAGCCAGTCAAAGGGTGGTGTCGCCTACATAAAGTAGACGAGAACTTTGAACTGCGCATGGACAACAAGACTATCTGTGTCTTTGCACCTGACAACACGTTGACGTTTACCATGACGAGTGCGCAAGCAAAGAACTATTCCATCACACTAAGCCAAGCACTAGCCCGAGCGATACCTATTGGATGGGAGAGGGTAGCTACTGGTCGTCATCGTGTGATACACACTAAGAGAATAAGTCATCATGGTGGTACGCATCGGTGGGAACAATGGCGAGAAGCTATGAAGGCTGAGGGTATCGAAGTATTCAACGGCATCAAATTCAATCTTGATACTGGTGAGTGCATGAATGCCAAGCCAACTACTGAAGCACAAGTTATTCCTGCTAAACGTACCGAGTGGTTACGAGCCTTGCGTGTGTTCAAGCGGGGATTAAAGGTACGTGCCAAGCTAGGTGTACTAGATACCATCTGCCAAGATGTTATGGCAGAACGCAAACTTACTAAGACTAGATACGACTGGGTTCAACCTGACTGGTCTAACGAAAAATGGATTGACTTGTTGTTCAATTCAATTAAAAATAACCAACACCCAACAGAGTTGCTACAAGGTTTTGTTCAGAGCGTAAGGACGTACCACTACACCACTATCAATAAAGAGACAACGCTACATGCGGCTGATAGTGTATGTGCTGAACTAAGCGTACAACTACGCCGTAAATTCGGTGTGTTCGGTGATGGCGAAGATGAGTATGGTGCGATATACAAATCCATAGAACAAGAAAGAGCGCAGAGTGAAGTGTCCTGAGTGCAACACATGGGTGTCTGTCAAAGAAACCCGATCTCGCCCCGCCAATGCGGTGTATCGTAGGTATGAATGTGCCAACGAGCATCGCTTTACCACGTTAGAAACAGTAGTACGTGTCATCAAACCCAAGGAGAAAGACGATGAAGAAAAGTAAATCAGCAAAAGTAGCAGAGTATTTTTTGAAGCACCCCAACGCAGTACCGAAAGATGTTGGTGCTAAGTTCACTATGCACATGCCACAGGTGTACGGCATACGTAAGCGTGTGCTCAGTGGTTCTATGCTAGGTGAGGTAGTCAATCCGCAAGTCACGACCGACGCGGTAACGCAGACTGCCGACCTACAACAAGTTGGTGGTTCACACTACAAGAACATGGCCGTGCAACCTTGGGTAGCAATGGAATCATGGATGACACCCGAACAGTTTACAGGTTTCCTACGTGGCAATGCTATCAAATATCTTGCACGATGCGATGTTAAGGGTGGCATTGACGACATCAAGAAGGCACGGCACTACATCGACAAACTTGTTGAGATACGTAACGATGAGTAATTACTCACCAATGTGGGCGAACAGTATCAGTTCAGTCGCACCAATTACGTCGACACTGACATTGGCAAACGGTGGCAATGAGCATGAAAACCTATCAGTCGAAGACCTGCGCAGATTTAAAGAGATGTGCGGGTTGCTCGACTACATTGCTTCTGTTGACCCCAAGTTCAAGGAATATGTGACGGCGTACAGAGCAAAGAAAAGGATACTGGAATGATGGACATAGTAACCATTGACTTTGAAACCTACTACGACAAGGAGTACTCCCTGTCTAAGATGACTACAGAGGCATACGTACGTAACCCTGACTTTGAGGTCATCGGCGTAGGCGTGAAGGTGAACGACTACCCCACAGACTGGTATAGCGGGGACAACGTGGGGAAATTCCTCAACAGTCTTGACTACCGCAACAAGGCAATCCTCTGTCACCATACTGCGTTCGATGGGGCAATCCTATCGTGGCACTTTGGCATCAAGCCTAAGCTATGGCTTGACACACTCAGCATAGCAAGACCCTTGCACAATCTCACAGTAGGGGGAAGCCTCGCCGCACTCACTACCTACTACGGACTAGGCAAGAAGGGTGATGAGGTTGTCCAAGCACTGGGTAAACGCAAGGCAGACTTCACACCCGAAGAACTTGCACGATACGGAGAGTACTGCAAGAACGATGTGGAGTTGACCTATGCTTTGTTCAACAAGATGAAGAAAGGTTTCCCTGTCAGCGAGTTGCTGGTCATTGACCAAACGCTACGTATGTACACCGAGCCGACCATCGAGTTGGATGTGCTTCTCTTACGTGAACATCTTGAGGAAGTAATTGCCCGAAAGGATGGACTGATCTCAGACATGGGGTTGACTGGTGTCACCAAGGAAGCGTTGACCAAGACGCTAATGAGTAACGAGATATTCTCCAAGTATCTTATTAACCTTGGCATCGAACCCCCGAGTAAGGTCAGCGCACGTACAGGCAAACAGGCGTGGGCATTTAGTAAGACGGACAAGGCGTTCACCGACTTACTGGAACATCCTGATGAGCGTGTGCAGAACGCAGTAGCCGCTCGCTTAGGAGTCAAATCGACCATCGAAGAAACCCGAACCGAATCCCTACTGGGTGTTGCTCAACGTGGGTGCTTGCCCATCATGCTCAACTATTATGGTGCACATACAGGGCGATTCAGTGGTGGCGATAAGCTGAACTTGCAGAACCTACCTGCACGTGGGAACAACAAGATCAGGCGTGCACTACGAGCACCCAAGGGACAAGTTCTTGTGGCGTGTGATTCGTCACAGATTGAGGCCCGCATGGTTGCGTGGATTGCAGGACAGGATGAGTTAGTCCAAGCGTTTTCCGAAGGGCGGGATGTATATAGTGAGTTCGCATCCGATGTGTATGGACGCAAGATCACCAAGGGGGACAAGATAGAACGGTTCGTAGGTAAGACCTGTATTCTTGGTCTTGGCTACGGCATGGGCGCAGAGAAGTTTAGACGTACCCTTGAGATAGGACAGGGCGGTGTGAACGTAGTCATCGACACCAACGAAGCCGAACGTATTGTCCGACTCTACCGACAGAAGAACCATAAGATCGTGGCACTATGGCAGAGGTGTGGACACGCACTGACCGCCATGACTCAGGGTGGTAACGGCAACATACATCCTTTGGTTAGCTACGACAACACAGGCATCACACTCCCCAACAAGTTGCAGATTAAATACCCTGCACTACGCCAAACCAACAGCGGGTTTGAATACATCGCTGATGCACGTACCTACCGCAAGGCAGTTAAAGATCGTGTGATTACTGGCACAACGGATGAGATAAGTTGGACTCGTATCTACGGTGGCAAGGTCACAGAGAATCTGATTCAAGCCCTTGCTCGTATCGTTGTGTCTGAACAGATGACTGCCATTGGTCAACACTATCATGTGGCTTTTCAAGTTCACGATGAGATCATCATCACTGCCCCTGAAGAACAAGCGCAACACGCAGAGAAACTTATTGTCGAGATCATGTCTACCCCTCCAAGCTGGGCAAGCACGTTGCCAGTTGCATGTGAAGCGGGTACTGCAAACAACTATGGAGAAACCTAATGACACAAGAAGCATTACGCATGGCACATAAAGCATTGATAGGTTTATCAATCAAGCATGGCGAAATGACTGATGAGGGCATGGATGCAATTGCCGCCATCAAAGAAGCCTTAGCAAAAGAAAAAACATTGCAAGCCTTGCACAGCGAGAACGAGCGCCTTGGGTTGTATAAAGATGCGTATGCAGAGCAAGAGCAAGAGCCTGTGTCGAAATACTGTTGTCATTTGTGTTTTAACAAGTCAGGGTTGCTTTTGCTTGACAGAATGATTCTCTGCTCTGAATGCGGCAATAAACGATGCCCAAAGGCAACGAACCACGCACTGCAATGCACCAACAGCAATGAACCAAACCAAGCAGGGAGTGTTTTCACCACCCCACCACAGCGCACATGGGTAGGGCTGACAGATGGGGAAACGGCTGAATGTTTTGAAACCAAGGTAATCAGCGACAGACTCAAAGCTGATGCAAAACGCATTGAAGCCAAAATCAAGGAGAAGAACACATGACTATCGCTGAAATCAAACGTACACCACGTAACACCGAAGCCCTCGCTCTACTTGAGGCAATCAGCAACACAGTGCAGGACAACGAGGACGCATCCAATCTCATGGTGCTTGTAAAGATTGGTGATGATTACCATCGCTACTCTACAAATCTGACTGACACCATGTCGTTAATCGCCGCTTTGGAACTGGCGAAGTTCGATGTGTTGCAACGCATGGCAGAGTAGGCTATACTGAAACTTCCAATTAAACAGAGAACCCTGAGGACACCCCTCGGGGCTATAACCTATGCGTCTTAGCCACTCTTACTCGTCCATCAAACTGTACGAGAACTGCCCATTGCGCTACTTCCGACAACGTATTGTTAAGGATGTGGTAGATGAGGGCGGTGAAGCCAGCAAGTACGGCGAGCGAGTTCATGCTTTTCTTGAGACACGACTCAAAGAGAACACCCTCTTACCACAAGAGGTAGCCCATTACGAATCCCTTTGTTCCGCAGTTGAACGCATCGCCCACAATGGTGAGCTATTCGTGGAGAAGGAGTTAGTCCTGACCGACAACCTTACACCAACAACTTGGTGGGAGCCTGACGCATGGCTACGTTCTAAACTTGACATCCTTGTAATCAGTGGCGACATGGCTAACGTCATGGATTGGAAAACAGGCAAGAGAAACGCTGACCAATTCCAAATGCAACTGTTCGCCGCACAAGTATTCAAGCACTATCCTGAGGTGACAAGGGTTAAGACTTCCCTAGTGTGGCTGAAGGACATGACTATGGATACAGAAACGTACTACCGCAGTGATGTCAACACGATATGGGCTGAGGTTATGAAGCGCATCCAACGTATCAACGACTCATTGGAACATGACAACTGGCCTGCCAAACCGAGTGGCTTGTGCCGCTATTGCCCTGCCCGACATAATTGTGATTACGCTAGGGTTTAACCCTACTTGACATTCGTGTAAAGAGGAATAACATATGAGTGCACTGACCCCCGAAGGCAAGGTAAAGCGTAAGGTTGTTGAGTTACTTAAGAAGCATGATGTGTGGTACTTCTTCCCCGCCAGTAATGGCTTTGGTAAGGCAGGTATCCCCGACATCATTGCGATTGCGAAGGGCAAGTTCATAGGCATTGAGGTCAAGGCTGACAAGACCAAGAAGCCAACGGTATTGCAGGTCAAGTGTGGTGAAGAAATACAACGAGCGGGTGGGTGGTGGTTCTTAGTGTATGACGCTGACTCCCTCTATTCGCTTGAGCAAGCATTAGAAGAAAAACTTTACAGGTGATGACATGGTAGTGGTGGAACAGGCAAGGACACTTGCTATGAAATTAAACAATCCGAATAGGGTTCTCGACAGTATCCCAACTGCCAAGCCCTACACGGTACGTGGTGTGCCCCTTGTGATAACACCGCACAGACTGGATGAGGTCAGGGTTCTGCGTAACCTTGGCATCAAAGCACCATCGCCCATACTGCACTACTACAACTGGTGTGGTCAGTACAAACCTTACGAGCATCAACGGCAGACGGCGGCGTTTCTTACGCTTAACCATTGCGGGTTGGTACTCAACGAGATTGGTACTGGCAAGACACAATCTGCATTGTGGGCGGCTGACTATTTGATACAGACCAAGCAGATCAAGAAGGTGCTCATCATCTCCCCACTGTCTACGCTTGAACGTGTATGGGCTGACGCTATCTTTACAGGGTTTGTGCACCGTAAATTTGTTGTGCTTCATGGAACATCTGAGAAGCGCCGCAAGCTACTGAATACCGAGGCTGACTTCTACATCATCAACCATGATGGATTCCCCATCATCTGTGAAGAAGCACACGGCAAGTTTGACTTGGTGATCGTTGACGAAGCGGCAGTGCTACGTAACCCATCGACACAACGGTTCAAGATATTTCGTAGATGGATGGCAAACAATCTGTCATCACGTTTGTGGTTAATGACTGGTACACCAACACCCAATGACCCGACAGACGCATGGGCACTGGCTAAGTTAGTTGGTTCACCATTTTGCACCAAGACATACACGGCGTTCAGAGAACAAGTGATGATGAAGATTGGTCAGTGGAAATTTGTACCAAGACCTGAGAGCGTAGAGATTGTGAAGCACATCCTACAACCTGCGGTCAGGTATACACGCGATGAATGTTTTGAGTTGCCCGACACAATCATTCAGACTCGTCAAGTAGAACTCACTGCGGAACAGAAGAAGCATTACTCACAGATGCTTAAACATTTTGTGACGGAGATGAGCGCAGAGGGAACGATCACTGCGGTCAACGAAGCAGTCAAGATTCAGAAGTTAGTTCAGATCGCTTGCGGCGTAGCCTACGGTGATGACGGACAGAACATTGGGATTGATTGCAGTCCACGTATTAACTTAGTAAAGGAGGTGATAGAAGAAGCAGGAGAAAAAGTAATTTTATTTGTACCACTCACTGGCACATTGCACATGCTTGAGAAAGAACTCAGCAAGCACTGGTCGGTTGCAGTTGTGAATGGCGAGGTATCCGCAAGCAAGCGTAACCAAATCTTCCACGACTTCCAACATGCCAAGACACCGCATGTATTGATTGCCCATCCCGCAACAATGGCGCACGGACTCACTTTAACAAGTGCGTCAACGATC